CCCTACATGATAAATCAGAAAATAACACTAAAGAATATAAAGATAAGCATTCTTAAAAGAAAGAACAAGCGATGAGTTTTAAGTCTTCCTCAGTTTCGAGTTATTATTATGATCAAGATGAGATCGAAGATCAAAAGCTCGAGAATGATTATGTCAGCTCAGCTATCAAAAATGCTAATAATTTGAAAGTAAGCAGAGAATTCTCAAGAGCAATCTTTAAAATAAATGCCAATGATGATTACATGATTCCTGATTATAGATGTGACATGATAGAAGATAATGAGGTGCAGAAAGTTGTGAAGATAACAATAGATGAAGATTACACTAAGGATTGGAACAATATAGAGCTGACATCGATAAGAAGTAGCTACATAAGGAAGAGAGAAACAGATGAAAAATTGACATTTCTACATGATTACACTTTCTGGCCTCTGGAAAAAGAGATGGATGTAAAGATAGGTGATGCTTTTGGATACTCAGGGAAGCATTCTGATAAAATGACTCCTGATTCCATCAAGAAACGAGATGGCTTCTTCCTAGTGACAGAATTCACAACCTCAAGATTAGGTTCTGAGTCATCTGCAAAAATGGATTTGAATGCTAAAAGTAGTAAGTACCACCATCTTCTTAGGGAGAAGGATAGAAACAAGGACATCTTGTTTAACATTATTGTAGTGACGCCTCATTTCGTGATGACAAATTATAGAATGCCAGATGAAATAGCCAATGAGCTTTGTCTGAGATACAGACTAGCCATTAGCATAGAAGCAGAGTTACTGCAGATCCCAAATTTTATAAGGGTGAAGCAAGATGATGATCAGAATGACAATTTTAGAAAGCTAAACAATATACTAAGTTCTATTAAAGAAGAATCACTGCTTCCAGAAGGAGAATATGGATTTCCTGAATTAAAGAGAGAGAATAGATTAAATAAATGGTTCAATGATATTAATCTTCAAGATATGAATGAAACAATAATAGATTCAATGAAAGTAGCAAGATTGGAGATATTAGACACTAAATTCTGTAGAGAAGACACTAAAATTTTAAGCAGAAGATATTTTTGTGAAGGGTGTGACTTTAAAGAATGGGAAGGAGAGCAAGTCATCTGTGAAGAGTATGTGAAGGAATATGATGAGACATGTGAGTTAATAAAAGACAAAGAAAATGAATCCTCTAATGTTGAAAACTCTAGAAATGATTATAAAGCAATTTCTAAATATCCGCTAATTCATTATGATAGTGATTATGAGCCTGATACCATCATTGCAAGTCTCTCATATTTATCTGGAGACAGCGACAATAATGGATCTGAAGGAACATTTTATGATGATATCATGAAGGGCTACATTAGTTACTTAATAGAGAATCCAGAGAAATCAATACATGAAGAGGTGGAAGATGCTTTAAAGAACGGAGGAATGGAAGATTCCATCTCAAAAAGAAAATATCACAGAATATTTGTGGATATTCCCAGCAACATTAAATTAAAATTCGCACTTGAGGGAGTGAATGCTAAAGAAATGAGTGATGACTTCATGCTAAAAGAAGAATT